TAGATAAAAGGCGGGAACCAAAGCCCCCGCCCAGTTTATTACGACGGAAACGACGCGAAGATCGAACGCCAGTTGTAGTAACCGAAGCTGTACCGCTCGTAACCCTTGACCAACAGGTTGTCCGTGACAAAATCGACCTGCATGTCCGTCTCAAACTTAATGCGCTCCATGTAGGAGAGCCCATCAATGTTCGTGAGCAGGAACCAAGCAATAGACGACGTAAGGAAGTCATTGACCATGTAACCTTCTGGCAAACCACCAGAGGTCATCATAATCGCGTTGACATCATTGTCAGCGGTGCCGGGGCGCAATTCCGTCTTTGTCAGGCGGATAGCAATCGGCTCAAGCTGCGGCGGAACAACCAGCTTACGGCCACGGGCAAAGACCTTGAGGCCAGCCTGATCCTTGAAGTTGGTACGGATTGCGATCATCGCATTCAACAGGGTTGACTCGTTGAGTTCAACCTGAGTTGCGGGCGTGTTCGAAACCGTGCCGCCATCAATTGGATGGGAGGCCGACACAAGAGCTACGCCGTCACCGCCGACAGACCCATTGTAGGTTGTTGCCGTGTTCAGCACGTTAGCGCCGTAGATTTCCTTGGTCTGCTGGAAAGACTCCATCAGGCCGAGGTTCGACGGTGCAAACTGAGTCTTGTAGAGGTTGTCGTCGATAGCCTTGCGCGTGATCGCATAGCCAAGAGAGATTTCAGTATGCTCTTGGTTATAGACGTAACGCTCACCAGCGTTGTTGTCGAAAGCGGTCTGACCACCTTCTGTCTTAAGCTGGGCAAGACCGAGGTAACGCATTTCAGCGGTACGCTCAAGCGCCATCTTCGAGTCGTGCTTCGTGAAGATCTTGTCGTACTGCGACGGGATCTGCTCGTACTTGCCTTCAACACCACGGAGACCGGGGAGAAGAAGGTCTTTAATTGCTGAAAGATTGACAGCCATTTACCTTACTCCTGTTAGATGCCGGTTTGATTCTTCGTGGTTACGTTATTGAACCCCACGATAACATAGTTGTAAGCGCCAGATTCCGTGCCAGCCGAACCCGGGGGCTCAGTGACAAGTCCTACAACGCGGAAAGCAAGCGTGTTGGTTGTTGCAGCAGAGGTAACATCCAAAAAGGCAGCAGAGATGCCGTTTGCGGTGTTTCCGCTACCAATGGTATAGCCAGCATTGAGGTTAATGGTTGACTGCGTAGCACCAGTGCTTCCCGTCTGAACCAAGAACTTAGCATTCGGGTCATTGATGATGTAGCCGATTACTGTGTTGGCCGAAGAAACATCTGAACCGGGCCAGTAGTTGGACCAAACGGTACGCTTCTGTGCAACAGAAAGATACTGAGCGCCAACAAAAACGCCCGCGATACCAGCAGCCGCAGTTGTGCCATCACCTTGAACAATCAGACCATTAGCGTCTGGTTCAACGGGATCGCCATAGAAGATATTCGTTGCATTGTACGCAATAGTTACCGCAACCTGCTCATAAGTCGGAGCAGAGCCGGTACCACTGTATTGACGAAAACCGAAAGGCGCACTTGTATTCGCCATGACGGAAACTCCTTTTTACAGGAGGCTCATCATCGCGCACCGGGGCGACTAAGAACCGGAAAAGACTGGCAAACCCACCGAGGGTCAGGAAACACAAGGTTTCGGTTATATTTTATACATTATTCAATTCTTATGTAAAGTCAGATAAAAAAGGCCACCCAAAGGCGGCCCTTTTAATGTTTTAATCCCCCAATTTAATCTTTAGGGACAGGCATAGCCTCAAAAGATTTGCCGATTTTTGGGCGCACCTGAGCATGTTCGCGGTGCCCAAGACCCCCTTCAGGCGGACCTGAAAGTTGTTCCTCCTTGGTGCGGACCTGACTACGCGCCCGAGCCAGCTCAATTTGGCGGACTTCTTCGGTGATTACCAAAGGACGCTGCATTAGAACCATCCCCTTTCGCTCAATTACAGTGTGGTTGCCCTGACCCGGCATCATTTCCGGGTGCCGAGCCGTCTCTACCGGCTCCCAGCCAGTGCGAGCAAGGTGAACTTGATGAGCGGGGTCTTCCTGACCAAGGATGGTCTTCCGCTTCCACTCATATGTCCACCCATCCGGGGCAGAAGGAGCCGCAAACTCGTCCGTGCCGTCATCAAGCGAGCCAAGATGGCCACGAATTTCAGCAGCACGTTTGGCCGCAGCAGCGCGGGGGTCTTCATCTCGCATAAACGGGCGCAGCGGAGGGCGAGCGGACATTGTCTCGACATTGTCCTTGTTTGTCTCGACCCCTTCCGGCGCTTTTGCAGCAAGGGAACGCGGCGGACGCCCACGACGGCGCGGAGTGCTTTGTACGTCAGTCATTTTAACCCCTTAATGTGTGAGTTTGCCTTCTTTGCGGAGCGCAACAACTTGCGCTGCATATTCCGCATTAGTCATGCCTAGATTCTTAGCCATTTCCTGCTGATCAGACGACAGTCGGACAACATTTGGCCGAGAACCCGTCCCGTTTCCGCTTCTTGATACTGGCGCGGCAGGCGGAGACGATTTTCTCTGTATTGGGGCGCTGTAAGACTGCTGTTGGGATGAACCAGAGTCTGCAATCCCCATCCGGTTCTCAACAAACTGGAAATAAGCGTCAGAATCAGGAGCATGCCCGTGGTCTACAGCGCTTTCATGCGCTCTAAACATCTCACGAAGCGCCCGATCATTGCCAAGGCTGTCTTTATTCGCCCGAATCCATGATGCGGATCGAGGAGATACGACTTGAGCAATCTGGTCCAAGGGGTCTTGGTACGCCTGCCGGGGAGGCGGAGGAGGAGGGTTAAATGTGGGCTGTCGAGGACGAGTTTCCATTTCGTGCTTACCAGCTTGCAACTGATTAAGCCGAATAGCGTTTGTAGACATCGCCTCCTGAATTTCAGCGGCACGGTCATGGTCGCCAATATTCATGGCGTCCCGAAGCTGGGACTTTAGGAAGTCTCCGTCACGCTTTACCGTATCAAGAGCGTTACTCACCAAATGAAACTGCGTCTCGCCTACTTCTACATAAGCTTTGGACGCCTGTTCTCGGGCGTATTTGGCGTAGTGTTCCGCTTCAATACGGGCTTGATGCTCTGCTTCAAGGCGGCGGCGCAGTTCTTTGATGCCGTCTTCAGTGGAAGTGCCCGGAGTGTTGTTGTTATTCCCCCCGTCATCGTCCGTTATAACTTTAATTTCCGATTCTTTTTCAGAAACTACCGGATCGTCAATTTCGACTTCAATCTGGTCATCTTTTCCTGACATGGTTTGTCTCCTTACCAAGCTTCATCGGGGTGCTGAACGCGGCCCTCAATAAGCGAATCCTCAATAACCCGGCACAAAACGCCATTAACAGTCATGCTCCAGCCATTGTTGGGGCGAGAGACTAGCCAGTCATGATAGTTGATCTTAATCCCCTTAAACCAAACATCGGACTCGTCCTTAAAAGCCGTGTTGCCCATTTTCACAAGCAACCCAACCTTAGACTGGTATTTGTCCTCATCCAGATTTGACCCGGGCATAATAAACCCGCTCTTTGTTTTTTCCGGGCGCAAATAAACTGCTATCAGCAATTTATTGTTGAAAATTTCGATATTTGTAAGGTCTCCAAGGTCCGCTAGAAGCTTTTCTCGCGGGTCAATTGTGTGTTCCATTTGCATATACGGCATAAGTGTCCCCCTATCGGCCTTGAGTTATAGTTTTAGCGTCATCGCACAGCTCTAAAGCCATGCGAAGCCCGTCTATTATACCAACTTGGTGTTTGTATTCGGATAAATCAAAGCCAGACGCTCTATGAGCGCCAACCAAGTTTTCTTTCCGACGTTCAATTTCAGTCCCAATAAGCTTTTGAAGCTCAGACTGGTAAAACGCATATTGCGTTTGCATATCTGTCCCCCTCGACAGGCCCCCTTATGTTGAGAGTAGGACCGGAGCGTAGGGGGGCTACCACTCCGGTCCTGTTTCACAAAGGCGCATACGCTCTTGTGGAACTACTTGCGCCGCTGAATCTCGGTCTTCTCCAGTCGTCCCAGACCAGAACCCGAACCAGCGTCCATGTCCTTATAGGACCGATAAGTACGGCCCCCAGACCTGCGAGGCATTCCCATCCCCGGCGGTAGACCCAACGGAAGGCCCATCGGCATGCCCGGAGGCGGCCCCGGAGGCATCATTGGCGGAGCGCCACCCGGAGGCATCATTGGCGGCATGCCCGGAGGCGGGCCGGGGGGCAGACCCATCGGCATACCCGGAGGCGGACCCGGAGGCAGGCCCATCGGCATTTTACCATCGCCATCCTTACCGGGGCTGATGATGATGTTGATGTTGGTGCCCTTGCCCGTCTTGCCGCCGCGAGCATGAGCATCACGCCCACCGGGGACTACGCCGAGCATCTTATTAGGGTAACCCGATCCGCTAAATACACCGCCGCCGTCCTGACGCTTGGCGCGGGCTTCCGGCTTCACCATCTTCTTGATGAGCGCCTTG